GTTCTAAAGCTTGTTTATCTTCTTCTTCTGGTTCAAGGTCTAAGAATATACCAAACTCATGTAAGTTTAATCTTTCTATTTGCTCTAATGTATCTACATTAAAACTACTAATAGAATTCATTAAAGCATTTTTAGTTAAAGGAAAATCTATCATATCAGCAGCTCTTAAACTAATATTCTCAGCTGTCTTTATTGTAATATACATTAATGATTGAAGTATATGCTTAGTAGCTGTATTAGAAGCTGTTGCTGCTAATTTCTGCAATCCAACTAATGAATCTTTTGCGGGTTGGCTACCGTCTCTAGCTTCGTTTAATCCAGTAACATCTCTAATCATCTGAAGATAATATTGATACGTCTGTATAAGCGCTTGTATTTTACCAATACCAGAAGAACTTTGTAATTCTTGGATAGGTACTTTTGCTCTGTTAGGATCCCCGTCTTGAGTTAATGATCTACCAACTATACTACCAGTCTGGAAGTACATGTTTAAAGCTTCTTGTGCGTTGTAATTAGTACCATTACCTAAATCTACTTCAGCTAATCCATCAACATCTACAAACACACCATCTGGAACTAACTTTTGTAATACCTGTTGTATCTTTAAATGTGTTATTTGAATCATATCAGCAAAGCTTAAGCATTTACTAACTATTGATTCTATTCGACCTTGATACATTCTAGGAGCAGATATACTATAGTTCATAGATACCTTAGTCTGATCGCTATAAGGTCTTGTCATGTTTTCAGCAAGTTCCCATCTAAGCATTTGTTCGTGACCCAATACTTTAGCTCCACTATATAATACCTCTATAGATCTACTAACAGTACTAAAGTTATCATTTTCTGGTGGATTATATGTGTCTGGCTTTTCAAGAGACTTTTCTAAACCTTGTTCTGTTTGTTTAATTTTCCATACTTGATCTGAATACGTTTTGTATTCAAAATATAATACTTGAACGTTATTTCTATCATTGTCCTGGCCTCTTGGAGTCCTTGTGTAATTAATATCTCCTGGATATAATTGTATTTTTTCCATTTCCTCATCGGTTAGATTAGGAAATTCTTTTTTTAGTTCTTGTAAAGGCACACTTTTAACTTCTCCTACGTAATATACATCTTCAAAATTAGGATCTTCTGTATAAGAATATATAATATCTACTGGATCTACGTAATCAACTACTATACCATTAGCTAAGTTAAAGCTTGTTTTGCTACAACCAATACCTAGTACGGTTAGATCATAAGCTATTCTTCTTTTTGTTTGCTCGTATTTATTATAGTCAAATACATTTTCAATCAACTCTTCTTCAGCTATTTCTATAGCTTGTTTATATCTAAGTTGCATGTGTAGATCAAGCTCTTCTTTATCTCTAGGCAATTCCTCTACAGGAATACTAGTTCTTTTTAAGTCGATACCAGTTTTTTGCATAGTCTCAGCCATTAGTTCAGAAGCAAAAGCGTCTTCAGCTATAGCGGTAGCATGATCAGTTCTTTGCTTTACAGCATATGGATCTGAAGCATGAGATCTTATTTTATAACCTTTATCAGTCATACCATTAACAACAATATCAACAAACTTAGATAATACTGCTATTGGTTTCCAATCTAAATTAAGATAAGACAAATCACCATTTATAGATAACTCATCTTTATATTTTCTAACAGATTGCTCTCCTCTAGCATACAGTCTTAGGTTATGAAAATATTGCCAATTACTAGCAAACCTACCTGCAGATGCAGAACCTGTATCTCCTCTAAACCATTCATTTTCTATAGCTCTTCCTACGTCACGTCCGTATTGATAGCTTTGTTTCTCTTCGTCAGAAACTATTTGGCTTGGAAAAGTATTATTTGAAGTCGTATAAATCATTTATTCTATTATTTTTGAAGAGTATCCTTTGTTATCATATTTCTTAAATCCCAATGGAACTACTGTTTTGACCTGATTAAAAACAGGTGTATATCTATTCTTATTGCAAGCCATTAAAGCTAATCCAGAACTTATTGATGCATCATGACTAGTTCTATTATTTATATTAAATCTAGCCCAATCTTCTAATGTTCTTTGGAAATACATGTTTCCATAACCCTCTTCTGTTCTACCTACGTAAGTGTTTATATAAGTTTCTATAGCTGAAGCATGAGCTTGTTTTATATCTTCACTTGAGTTAGGTATACCACCTATTTCTTTTTCTGTTACTGATAATTTATTCCAAACCTTGTCAGGTCTATTCATTGAAAAACCTCTGTAACCTCTTCTTTTAAAATGATACAATAATCTAGGTTTATTGTTTTCGCAAAGTATAGGCATGCCATAAAATACACAAGCCATTAATACATCTTCAAAAAATATCTCAGCAGTCTGAGGTCTAGCTATATATTCTAAAAAAAATTGGTTAGGTGGAACATCTTCCATGCTAAATTTAGTTAAACCCGCTAAAGCTCCATTAGAACCTCTTCTGTCAACTGTACCTGATATATCATAACTATCACAACCAAAAGCACCACAGTGCTCATTACCTGGATATTTAATACCATTCTTTACTATCACACGATTCTGTAGATTAACAGGTGGAACCCAAGATATTTTAAATCTACCATCTTTGTTTGGTACAAATATAACTTTTGAATCCAGCTTAGCATTTTCCCATTGAAAAGTACCAGTAGTAACTACTGATGAATTTCTAAGATCTGCATTGTAATCTATTTGTTCATATATTTTTGTTAAGTTAAATAAAGATTCTTTTGCTTCGTCTCTGAATGCATGTTCTTCAGTTCTTGGAAATTGCCTATAAAATTCATTTAACCCGTCTTGATCATCTTTTAATCCTTCTACTTCATTCTTCCAAAACTCTATAACACCCATTTTTATTGGATCACCAAAAGAATCTACTACTTTTTCTTTCTCGGGTGTATCGAATACAGGAAAGCCATAAGAATCAATGTATCCTTCGTAGTTCCATTCCATAGGTATGAACAAAGAATAGAGTCCTGAACTTGTCTGCCCGTTGCGGTTTCTCTTTTCAACGTTTGATCCATTGTATAATTGTTTAAAATTTTCACCACCTTTATCTAAAGAGTTTGATGTTGATCCCATCATACACTTACCGATAATTCTAGAACCTAATCTTAGTGTCGTTTTCGTAACCCTCCAGTTGTTGAGGATATTGTTCGGCCTTTCCCATTTACCCGATTCGTCGTGGACGAGAAGTTTGAGTTTCTCACCGTCGTACGCGTTGTCACCCGTGTTCTTCCAGTCGATGGTCGTGTCCAACCCCGTAAGCGTCTCGGCTTGAACCTTCGAATCGAGTCCTCTACGGGTAAGTTTGGATGCCGGGACCCTGTATGCGAGTTCCGTTTTTGGCCTGTCCATACCGTCTTGTATGGGTTTGAAGAAAAATGGAAAGTTAACGCTGATTGGGACGACCTTATCTGTGAACATCTTCTTAGCATCGGAGCCAGATTTGGACAATATCCCAAACCGTGAGTCGCTTGATATCGTCGCCATGTTGACCGCCTCCCCAGATGCCATGAACGAAAATCCGCTACGTCTGTTCTTGAGATATGACATGCCATAGCACCTTCTATCTGCCTTACAAGCCTCCCAGAATAAATAGAATAATCTATTCGATTCTCTAAAGTCTGGCTTCCCAACATCAATCTTGGACCACTGCAGGTACATGTACTGAGTACCAGTAATATAAGTAGGCTTGTCTTTGTTAAAAAACCAATAACCTTTTTCACGCCTTTGAAATTCTTCTTCAATATAATCATACCATTCTTCTTTAAATTGTTCAGAGTAATTCTTCCAATCAAAAACAGTTTTAATATTTTTTAATTCTTTAGGATACTCGGCTGCGTTCCATTTATTACCTTCCATCTTAGCTACGTCAGTAGCCTTCGGTAAAGCTATTACAAGATTTTGTATCTCATACACTTCTCCAATTTCTCCAGTTTTACTTATAACCACCATGTCATGATCTTCGTCATAACCGTATTTCCATTTCTTAAACTTATTGTTTCTGTTTAAAACCTTGGTTTTTATGTGGTTAGGTAAAATTTTGTATAAACTTTGTTCGTACATTATTTAGATCTACCTTCAGCAAATCCTTTAAAAGCTTTTTCTTCCTTAACTTCTTTAGGTTTGTTATTCAAAATATTGTCTTCTTCGTCTATGCGTTTAAGTATTTCAAAAGCATCAAATATTGCTAGCTTTTTTGTAGCAGCAGCATTTTTAAGTTTATCAGCAGTCAGATCATCGTCTGAATCTACAATAAGCTCTTTTGCTACTTTAACTAATTCAGCTATCGCGATGTGCCCAGCTTGGATTATACTCAATTTGGTTTCCTTGGTGTTCATATTTGATTACAATATCATTAGATTTCATACAGAAAACTCTCTGTTCATCAACGATAAAATCCCATTCGCTATTAGGTGTAAAGCCAACTACATCTCCTGGGTTAATATTAAGTGCTTTTAAGGACTTATTACCATACTTTAGTATACCAATAAGCTTTTGCTCTTTATCGTTCGTTAGAATGTCTTCGTTCTTTAGAGGCATTACAAAACATCTGTCACCAAATGATATCCAATCCTCTGTATTCTTATACAAATATATTTGATCAATAGCGCAAAAATATAAACCATCTTTAAAATATGATCTACTATTCTTTTTAACACCTTTCATATCATAGAATACTCTAAAAACATTATGATGTATTAATACTATATCTCCTTTTTTTATACTCGTTTTAAAAGCCTTTGGCGTTTCCACTACAACAGCTAAGTTGTTAACAGATTTAAAACTTTCTATCTTAGTATTTAAAATTAAAGTTTTGTCACCAATCTTTATTTCGTTCTCATATCTATCACCAAGAGGTTTGATGATGAAGTCATACAAGCTCTTCATTAATACTCTAAATCGTATTCAACAGATATTGCCATGTTAGAATTAAATTTCTTCCATGGCATTACCTCATCTTCTTTTTTAATGTATATACTGTAAGAGTTTGATTCTTGATCGTGTATAATAGCCGTAATTGTATGACCACCATAAACGTTCTGTCCAACTGCATAATGCATGGCGTCATTTTTGTAGTCAGAGCCTATACTGATCTTTCTTACAATGGAGCTCATTATGCTTTTTTCATAACAGGTTCAGCACTATTTTCAATAACCGTATAGCTACCATCTTTAAGATCAATATTAATTTGACCATATTCTGCTTCTAGTTCTTTTTTAGTTGCTTCTAAAGCTTCAGCCACTTTTAATTGTACTTGCAAAGCTTCATGCTTTCTGCTTTCAATAAAACCAATTTCAGTGAATGATTGTTGTAATTGGGCTTGTTGTTCCTTAATAGTTTTTAAATGCTCAGGCTTGATAGTTTTAACTTCTTTTGCTTGTACTTCGATAGTCTTTTTTACTTTACTCATAATTTTAATTTATTAGATTTGATTTATATTTATATAGTTACTTGTTATTATATTATTTACAAGCTATTAAGCCTGTGGCTGTAGTTCCAGTTGCTACGACATAATCAACTGATACTGGTAGTATTGTTCCAACAGGTACAGCTGTAAATGTAACTGAATCCCCAATAACAGGTAAATCACTCTCTACTTGTCTTATGCAAAATTTACAATCTAATCCGCTTCCAGCTTGTGCTACAGTTATGATATCTCCAACTGAGTAATTTGCTCCAGCCGCGTTCACAGCTATTGCTGTTACAGCTCCATTTGGTGCAGTGGCTAAAGTTATAGATCCATTGCTTCCTCCAGCTTGTACTATTGTTAATACATCTCCAGCTGTATAACCAACTCCTCCATCTGTTATATTAAAAGTTAATATCGCTCCCGCTCCACTAACACTTAAAATATTTCCAGACATTCCTCCACCTTGTAATATTGTAAAAGGAGCAACACTATATCCTGTTCCTGGAGTTAATGCATTTGTTGTTGGTGGTGGAACTGTAATATCCACTGTTAAACCTACTGGTACAGTAGCTGGTGAATTAGGTACAGTAGTTACATCTGTTGTAGCTATAGCGTTACCTTGCACATAGCCTGAACCTGCTGCAAATCCTGCGTAAAAAGGATTAGCACCTGTAAAGATAGCGTCTAAGTTTAATGCTGTAACTTTATTTTGTATACCTTCTACACCTGATAGTATAGCTCTAACGTTACCTGCTCCTCCAACATATATTACAGAGCCGTTTAAATTAGTACCTAATGTTCCTGACTGGTTTTCAAACAACCAAGCTGAAGAACTTACCGGCACGTCAGCTATGTTTGCCACACCTGCGCCGCCTACCGCTGTAAGAGGTAGTGCTTTACCTACAGCTCCGTTTGTTATTCTATATATTCCCATAATTTTTATTTATTTTTTATTGATTTTGCTTTCTCCCAAGTTCTACCTACGAAATAAGCCCCGTACACGGTAACCAATAATGTTTGAAATATTGGTATGTATTCTTTTGCTATTTTAAATTCCCCTATATTGCCATCTGTAAAAGCAAGTAAGCTAAATACAAATGTTAAAAACACTAAAACCAAAGGTCTAATGTTTTTAGGTAACCAACTGTCAGAATTCATGTCTGCATTCCAACGATCAGTTACTTGTTGCTGAGCATTTTTGTCGGCTTCTTCAAGTATGATTTGAACTTGTTTTTTTATCTCAAGTTTTTCCTCCTCTGTGGTTGTAAGCTTATCGACAGCGTTACCAATCTCTTTGATAACGCCGCCTGTAAGCCATGCAAATATTTTATTCATTTATTTTATTTTTTTGCTTTTATATCTGCTCTTCTTTTCTCTCTTGCTTCTACTCTTTGCATCCTTTTTCTAAGTCTTAAAGCTTTTGTTTTGTTTCCGCTAGCTAATGCTGCTTCTCCTTTAGCACGAATCCTTTGTGATCTAGTTTTTTTAACTTCTTTCTTAGGCTCGCTAACTCTTCTTGCAGCTAACTTAGGAGCTTTCTTTTCAGTTGGTTCAGAAGTAGCTAGTTTTGCAACTTTTCTTTTAACAACATTTTTAACATCTGCTGTTTTTTTAGTTCCGTCTTTTAAACCAAAACTTTCTAAAGACATTTTTGTTGTTTTAATATCTCTTTTAGGTTTTTTTATAGTTTTTGGAGCATTAGTTTTTAAAGCATATACACCAGTCTTGTTTTTTCTTGCTTTATCATCTGCATCCCGACCAGATTTTCCTTTTGCAGTACTTTGCAGGTTTTTTCTTTTTTTAGTATCTGCAGCCATTGCAATTCTTCCTACTGAACTAGCGCTCTTTTTTTGTTTTTCTACTTTTAGTTGAGCCTTCGTAATATATCCCTTTCTACTTTCTACATATTTTGGTTTTGCAACTGGTGCAACACTAGTTTTAGTTCCACCTTGTTTTTCTGCTAATAGTTGAGCCTTCGTATAATATCCTTTTCTACGTGTTTGTTGCAAAGGTGAATCTTGTTTCTTGGGTTCAATAAACATTAAACTACTTGGCAATCCGTTACCTGTTTTTGATTTTGGGTCTTTACCACCCATCATTTTAAATGCCATTATTTATATTTTAGTTATTTGCTTTTTTTGCTTTTCTTGCCGCAACTCTTGCCATACCTTCTTCTTGCTCCTTTCTAAAATTAGCTTTCTTTTTCTTAAGTTCCATTTTCTCTTTATCTTTTCTTGCCTTAACTCTTGCCATACCTAAAGCTTGCTCCTTTCTAAAATCAGCTTTTTCTTTTTCAAGGTCTGCTTTCTTTTTATCTTTTCTTGACTTAACTCTTGCCATACCTTCTTCTTGATCCAATCTAAACTTAGCTTTCTTTTTCCCAAGTTCTACTTTCTCTTTATCTTTTCTTGCCTTAACTCTTGCTTGGTTTTTTGGGGTATTATCTTTTTTCACAGCGTCTAATTCTGCTTTTGTTTGCTTTGGTCCACCTTTTTTGCTAGCAATTTCTTTTACAAGCGCCTCTGGTAATTTAGCTGATTGCTTAGCAGTTTGCTTAACTGGAGCTTTTTTATCCATTTGCTTCATTCCACGTTTACCAAAGTCTCCGTAAGATTCGTCTCTACGAGATGACATAGATTGTGACTTACCTTTTTCAGCACCTGTGCGCATTCCTAAAGATTCATCTTCTTTGTCGTTGTATCCTTGCTTTTTCATTTGATACATAGGAGATTTCATTGATAAAGGTATTCCTGCTCCTGTTTTTTCTTTTAGTGTTTTACCACCCATCATTTTAAAGGCCATTGTAATTATTTTTTATTATTATTATTTTAATTTATTTGCTTTATAAGCTTCTCTCTCCCATGGTAAAGTTTTATCTCCTTCGTCCATGCTTGATCTTGGTATTTTTTTTCCTTTCCAGTAAACAAATTTATCATCATAGTCTAGATCACCCCTTTTCATTTGGTCTAGGTGAACTTTTTCATGTCTAATAACATCCTCTTGCTGTACAGGACTTAAATTTTTGTCTAATATAATAGAGCCATTTTTATTAGCTTGACCCATAACGCCCTCTTCTGTATCTTTTTGATATATAGGAGTGTTGTCCATCTTTAAGCTACTTTTTTTCATGTAAAAAGCCATATTATTTTATTGGTGTTTCTATAACGTATTTAGCGCCTGGAAAGATATAATCATATCCAGGATACATAGTTTTAGTATATCCATTGTTGTCAACGCCTAGTACCTTAAACTCTACTCCTTTCATTGTAATATTTTTTCCCATAACTTTGTTTTGAGAATTATTTACGTCAGGGCTATTTTTTAAGTATCCGGTTTTAGTTGTTTTCATTTTGATAAATTTAAAAAATACCACAGGGTTTTTAAGCCCTGTGGATATTTAGTTAATTAATTACGCTGTAAAAACAGCTGATCTAAATCTATTTCTTACAGCTTGAGAGACAATTGGTTGTCTACCAGATCCTGTCTGAGGTAATGGATTTTGAGCAGTTGTTAAAGGTGGAACTACCGTAGATACGATTCCTCCTGGATTAGCTACAAGTGCTGCGCTAAATACTGCAAGTGCATCTGCTATTCTTGTTGCTGCAGTTGCAGGTGCTACAATAGGTGCAGGTAATACAATAGTGT